ACAAGGGCGCATTTGTCCTGTGCTTCGTTCAGCGCCCGGCTCCCGCCCCGGAAAGCATCGTCATAAGCCCCCATGTGCCAGCGGATAGCAAGGGCCTCCTCGTCAGTCAAGTCCATGAACTTCATCACCAGATACACAGACTTTTCCCCATGCCCCATCGGCAGCTGGTCTTTCACGCTGTACTTTCCGTCCCGCTCCCTGCGGTAATAGCCGGTTTTGCAGACATCATGCAGCAGCGCCACGACGGCGACACTCTCCCCGCCGTACTCCCGGATGGTAAACTGTCCGAGCAGGGCATAATATACATTCAGGCTGTGTTCCACCAGCCCGCCGGGATATGCCCCGTGAAAGCGTGTGCTGGCCGGTGCCTCGAAAAAGTCCGTGGTTCCAAGCCAGGCCAGCAGGTCTGCCGCCCCTGGCCTCGTCACCTGGGATATGAAAATTTCCTTGAACCGTTCCTTGTTTGTCATACAGGTCTCCTCCTCGTCTGTTTGATATTCCCACGCCCATGCCAGCATTCGGCACGGCGCAAGATCACGATTGTGTGGCGCATACCCCCGTCGCTCACTTTGGTTTCCACCCGGTTCAGGGTGTACCCCGGATACTTCTTCTCCCAAAATTCCGTGTCGTCTATGTACAGGGTGCTGGCCTCGTCCAGCTTTCGACGGCTCCACTTGCTGTCATTGGGCGGAGGTGTCTTTGGTTTCTCCAGGCCCCGGCTCTGTCTCCAGCTCCGGGCGCACCGCTTGTTCTTGCTGATGTATCGCACAAGACTTTCCACGCTGCCATGGTCAACATCCAGGTATTCCCCGCGCGTCAAGCCTATTCTTTTCCCGTTTACGCTCCACAGTTCTTCCAACACATCCCTGGTCAAGCCCTCCGTGTGCTGGATGATCGCGTGGTGATGATGGCGGCCACAAACTTTCCCGTCCTCCGTGATCGTGGTGTACTCCGTCGCTGCCACCCACTTGGGGCGCTGCACTCCGTTCCTGTCACACCACCGGTAAAGCCGCTTGATGTAGTTCGTAAAATCCAGGTCGGCCCTGTGTGTGTCCCCCGGCTCCGGCAGATGATCGTCGTCGTATGTCCCAGTCCAAGAGAAATCCCCTTTTCCGAAGTTGGTGTTGACGAGCTGCACATGGTAGCGCTTGGCCCGTTTGTCGTTGTAGGTCTGCTGTGCCAGAGAGGATGCTTCTTTTTTCTTTGCCCGGCGTGACGCCTTATGCTTCTTGGCTGATACAGGGTATAGATCGACCTCCATGTATGGGGCTGTGTCGTAGTCCTTGCCGCAGATATGCTTTTGTTCTCGGTAATACAGGCCCACAACCTCACCCCTCCCCATAGCACCCGCTCCGTCTGTGTCAAGGCCGGGTCGTATTTCCTGCCGGAAATCTCCACCCTTTCCCTTGACCCAGCCTGCGCTTGGTGCTGATTGCTAATTACCGGAAGCAAGGGCGGGCCTTGCTTCCGCTCAACAACATTCTCTTTCCTGTCCGGCCAGCCTTTTGGCCTGTCCCTCCTGGGCTTCCACCTCTCCCGGTGGCCTGTCCCTTAACTTAACGCTGATATACCAGCCCATTGTCGGCCCTCGCCGACTTTATTTTTTTGCCCGCCGTCAGGCAGGCACAGGGGTTTTCTCAACCGGCAAGGCCGCGCCGATCACCGGCGCGACCGCTGCCGCTCGTTAAATTGTCAGGTTCTTTTTTCTCGTCGCCGTCCTCGGCTGCAATAATCATCCGGGCGCACAATGCCCAGGTAGCCCCGGCCACATTCCCCGTAACAGCCAGTGATCTCCAGGTGGCAGCACTCTTTGCACCGCACCAGCTCCTCTGTATCCCGCTTGTCCGCTGGCTTCCTGGTCTTTTTCTCTTTGGGCCATACCCGCCAGCTGGATGGGTTATCTTTTCTCCGGCTCATTCCCCCGCCTCTCTTTCCACTGTCCTCTCGAACCGAATTTTCATCTGCGCCGGATATAGGTCTACCTCCGGCCTGCGCTTACCTGTCCAGCGAAAGCCTCCAGCTTTCCCCACACACTTCCACCCGCTCGCCCGCAGGCTCGCTCCATTTTCTGTGTCAAGGATGTATGTCACCAGACGCTTATATCCCATCGCGCGGGCCGCCCTCCATGCGGCTGAGTAAAGCATTGAACAGGCATTGCGTGTGCCGTCCGTGCATAAGCGATTGACTTCCAGTGTCCACCCATCGTCAAGGTGGCGAGCCACAGGACGACCCACAATAGCAACGCCCACGATCTTCTCCCCATCAGAAAGTCCGATTGAAAACTTGTGCCCGACCACTGGCCCGTGGTGCCGGTGGTGTTGTTCAACATAGGCATTTGCTTCTTTCAGTGTCATAGGACACAGTTCAATCATCAAAGTCCCCTCCGTCTACTCCGCACGGCTGAACCGTCCCATGATCCAGTCCCATTGTTTTTCCGTTAGCTCTGATGTTTTATCCGCAATCACGATTTCCCGCCCGCAGGCAGGGCAGAAGCGCCACCCGTTTTCCTCCGGGCCGTCTGCCTCAAAGTTCTCTATGTATCCGCACTTCCCGCACACCCAGGCGTCATGCTCCTGGTCTGTGCAGGTATAAACTGTTTTCTCGTTCATCTCTGCTCCTCACTTTCCCCTACCACACTCAGCGCCGCTTCGGCAATTCGTTCGGCGTTGTTGTCTCCGCTAAATTCGCCATCTCTGCCAACTGTTTTGAGTAATCTGGTTTTTGCAACACATACCCAGCAGCGAACATTTCCAAAAGTTTCTCCGCTGTAAAGCCTGTTACAGCATAGAGCTTTGTGTATAGTTCCTCAAACTCTCGTGCTTGGTTCACACACTTGTTTAGCGTGTCTCCAATCATGCACGGAAGCACCACGCACCGCCCCTCCGTTTCGGCCTGCAAGATTTCGCAAAGCCTTGCAAGGCTGATTTTAAGCCGCAATCTGTTGAACGCCATAATAGTTGCGTACTTCTCGCTTGTCTCGCACGGCTCCAATCCGGTATCCTCATAGGCGGCAAGCCGTTCCAACGCAGCCGCCCAGTTCAGTCCGGTCGGCTGTGATACGCTGCCGTCACTGTTCCTGATGGTCAATCTCTCCATACTGGCACTCCTCGCACTCCAATTTTTCGTTTGGGTTGTCACAGGGCCGCTCCTCATATTCCGGGCAGTTACACCGGTATCTCATATCTGTTTCCCCTTTCTTCCCCCCGGCATCAGAGCGTCCGTATGCAGGGAGATCATTTTTTCTCTGGTCAGCTTGTCCACGACCATCCCGATTTCTCGGTATCCGCACATGAACGCCAGCCGTTCCAGGTTCTTTGCCGTCTGCGCCGTTACCAGAATAGAGATACGGCGCATATTCTTTTTGCTCATGCCACAACCGCCTCCCGTCATACGCTCACATACCGGTTTCGGCAGTTCACATTGTTGCAGAACCGTTCCCGCCCGATCTCTCGCAGCGGACGACCGCAGTATTGGCAAAAGCCTCCGGCCTGACGGGGCGGCGCATCGTCCGCGTGTGTGCCTCCATACCTCATACGGTTCACCAAGCATATCATCGACCCCGGCTGCGCCGCAGCTATGCAGTATTCCTTTGCTTTGCAGTAATAGCAGTCCATCAAATCGCCTCCATTGTTGCAGTTCTCGTCATGCCGTCACAGCTTTTTCCAGCTCCTCCATGGTCGTGATCGTCCGGCTGCACCACTCCGGCAGGTTTGCCCGTACAAGGGCCGTCGCCATGGGAGGGCATACCGCGTTCCCGCACCGGGCCACCTGCTTTGTTTTCCCGTACTCGTTGCCCAGGTAATCCCGGTCGATGATGTAATCTGGTGGAAAACCCATGGCGTTATAGAGTTCCCGCGGCGTCAGCATCCGCAGAAGGATGTCTGCGATAAAGTAAAGCCCTCCGCCGATCTCCAGCAGCAGGATTTCATCGTCTGCCATCTCATACCCACAATGGCGGTTGAGCAGGTCGCGGACTTCCGGCCAGTGCATCAGGTCTTGGCTTCCCGCCTCCATCAGCTCTGCCCGGCAGTCTGCAAATTCACCGGCAGACGCCGTGATCGTGCGCAGTGGCCGATCTGCGTCCTGCCCAATGTCCCGCCCTTTGAACTCGACAATATGGGCCGCCGCTACCGCATTGTGGTCAACCGCCGTCACCGTCGGCAGCGGCTCTTGCGCTTCCGCCCCTATCACGCCTCCGTAATACTTGCAGATGTGGGCGCAGACTATCGCCTCCCGGTCGTGGCTCGTTACCGTGTGCATCGGCTTTCTCACATCAATCGGCTGCCCATTCCCGAAATATTCTACAAACTGTGCCGTGGTCAGCCCGTACCGGTTGGAGGCGTCCACCGTCGGCAGCGGCATCCTCAGCCCATTCGCCCGAACATTTTCCGTCTGCTCTGTGTGGTACTGAATAATGTTCGCCGCCACAACACACGCCTCTTGTTTTGTTACCCCAGTGGGCGCAGGGTCTCTGGCATCTCTGACGCGATCTCCGCCGCCGGTCTGCCCAATGCTCATGATATTCGCTGCCGTTCCACTTTCGTGGTTGCACTCCACGATGAATGGGTGACCGCTTCGGATGGTAAACTTGTCCACGCCCCGGATAACCCGCCGCATGGTGTTATCCGCCAGTGGCCGGACGGCGTTCACACCATATTTTTCTTTCAGTTCCCGCTTACTGGCAAATACAGAGTAGCAAGGTACGCTCCAGTCGATGATCTCCGCGGCACTTTTCCATGGCAGTAGTCGCCCATCTCGTACCTCCTCGCTGTCTCTCGGCCCATGCGTCCGTTCCGGCCACAC